GAAAGGATCAAAGGTGCGGTCTCCAGCAACAGGAAGAACACGACCTCTATATGGAACTGGAATATTACCTAAGTTTGATGCTGGTATCTCAGCAGCCTTGACTAGGAATGGGACTTTATCAGATACGTCTGTTAAATTTATTCCTAGTTCTTCTGGAAAAGCAATCTCAACTTCAAACAGGTTAGCTCTTGCACCACCACCAGCTAATCTAGATCGAAACTCTGTTATGTTTCTTTGATTAAATGTTGCCATTTTCTTTTTTAACTCCTTTTGTTATTTAGTGGGACTTTGATTAAACTCGACCAATGACTTCAGAGAAGCTAACTCCAGTCCTAGTTGCAACAAAGGTTAGACCGATGAAGTTAATTGAACGTGCAGGCTTGATAAAGATATCTGCCTTAAACTCGTTCGCATCAATCACGTCAGGTGTGTTATTTGTTTCATCACAAATCACGACGAAATCAGTAATACCTCTCTTTGCTTGAACTCCACGAAGGAATGGTTCAACAATATTACGGAAGTTTGCTCTCGTAATTTCATCGTTGAATTCAAAGAGTTGTGTTCTTGCAGCAATTTCAATTCTTGCCTCTAGATTCAAGAATAAACGACGAACGTTAATTCTATCGAACGCAGATGCAATCGCTAATCCTGTCTTGTCACCAAATAATAAGAATCCACCGCCAGGTGAGAATATCACTGGGTTGATTCTCTTAGTGTATAAAGTGTCTCTCTGAACTTTATTAGGATTATATGCAAGTTTTACTGTGTTGAGTATATTTCCTCTTTGAGGCCCAGCAGGTGAGAACCAAGGGAACTGTTCCTCAGATGTTCTTGCCATCAATCCAGCAATATCACCATTTAATGGCATAAACTGGAACTTATTATTAAATCTATCAAACTGATACTTATAACCAGAATCAAAGACTGCGAAAGATGATGATGTAATTGGATCATAGAACTGAACAACATTAGTTGTTTGTGTCTTTGCACTTGTTACGTTAACAACTGTCTCTCTGTTTGGAGAGATAACTGCTAAACAATCCTTTCTTGCCTCTGCAATTGCAATCAATTTGTTTGCTTTTGCTTGTGATTCTGCTTGACTACCTGTGATGCCAGGGCCTTGAAGTAAGAAGTTGACTGCATATTCTGCTTCGTTCTCAAAGATTTCATAACCACCCATGATTGAACCAAGAGAACAAGAGTAACCACCCTCTGTACTTACACCAGAATAATCTTTACCACCTTGTAGTTCGTAAAGTATATTACCACCAAAGTTGAAGTCTACGTCTTGTGCGTCCTGACTCCAAGTATTTTGAGCTGTCGATACAGGAGTAAATGCAGTTACAATACCAGATGCAATTGTTCCGTTTCCAGTTGCGATTCCGATAAAGATGTTATCAGAGTTCTTTGAAACAAAATCTTTATAGTAGATTGCATCTCCAAAGGAGTTCTTTGCGTCATCTGCCTTTGATAGGAATGTGAACTTCTCAAGAATTGCACCTGTTGTTCCAGAAATCTTTCCACTGTCATCAATAACTACGATATGTAATTCATCATTTGAACCGTTTCTTGCAGCAGAGTATCCACTTGTGCCTGGTTTTTCAGCAATCTCTTTCCACTGTAATGCACCGTTCTTCAATTGAATGAACTGATTATCATACCAGTCATCAACTTGGAAGATTGTTGCACAAGTTGAAATACCAGCATCAGGATCTGCGATTGTTGAACTACTACTTGAGAACAGAACGCCAGGGCCAGGTAAAGTATTACTTGTTTTTGTTCCTGTTGTAAATGCGAAGATTCCGTCCTCTGTGTAAGTCGCTGGGAAAATTGTTCCAGCAGCAGAAACACGATTTACAACCTTAACATCAACTGTACTTGCACCAACACCAGTAACAATACCTTGAATGTATCCGTCTGCGGTTGATGTTGTGCCAGGGCCAACAATTGTTCCACTGATAGGTTGTGTAACACCCATACCAACACTGATGTTTGCCACCACATGAGGTGTAACATGAAGTTGTTGGTCTGCAGCACCATCAATGTATGCAACTTTCATTCCGTTTGCATAACTGCCTGGGTTTCTTGCAGCTAATCGATATGTTGTAGCATCTTCAAAATTATTTTGATAATCTTGGAAAGATTTAATTTTAAGACTTGAAGTTGATCCAATACCTGTTGGATGTGTTGTAGGCATACCACCTACGTTTGCGTTATTTAAACTTGCACCATCTGCTCTAACGACTCTTAATATACCACCATACTGTAGATAGTTTGATGCAGTGTACCAGTATTCATACTGTCTATCATTACTTGATGGTTTTCCAAAAAGATCGATCATATCTTGCTCATTCTCAATAAGCAAAGGTTCTAGTACAGGGCCTCTTTCAAAAGGGCCTACTATCGCACCTGTCTGATCACTTATGGAGTCAATTCTACCAACCGTAAGGTCAACTTCCCTAACCTTAACGCCTGGAGATACTAAACCTATGCCAGCCATGTTTTTCTCCGAAGTTCCACGTTGTTTTACTAAATTTATTTATGAAATGCTACCTCTCTAAATGGGGAAACATGACGTGAACCCTACCAATCAGGGTAAATCTCCACTTTCCCTTTTTTTCTTCTTCCTTCAGAAACTCTTTTAATTGAACATCTTTTACACTCATATGCGTAGGCCGATGGCACATTTCCTCTATCCTTTCTTGTCTTGTAAAAGTCATTAATCAGTTCCTTCATCTCACCACATATCTTACATTTTCTCTGTTCAAAGAGTAAATGTTCTAGTCCAAACTGATCTTCAAGTTTCATCAAAACCATCTCCAAGGTAACATTGACATACCTAACATATTCAATACTGGTTCAAATGCTAGTGCGATTAATGTGAACATTAAAACTTCTATGAAAAATTGTTTCCATAGAGGTTGTTTTAACTTCCATTCTTTAAACTTATTTGGTTTTCTTGCACGTTCATACGCTCCTGACTTTTCACCAATAAGATCTGTCCACCAACTTGGATCTACAATATTTCCTAATAATTTTAAAAGTCTAATCATCTGTAATCCCACATATAAGAACGATCACCGTATTCATCAGCATACCATCTATCTCCCTCACCATCAACAAAACTTTCATCATCTCTTCCATCAACAATAAATCCAAATGGTGACATGTCTTGTTCTATCTGGTCTCTTTGATCTTCATAGATTCTCTTTCTAACATCTTGGTCTGTAAGTTCTTTAAAATATTCTTGTTGAACTAACCATGCGTATATAACGAGACACATTGCAAGGTCATCATTACATCCTTCTTCTGCTTCAAATGAGTTGTGTTTCTGTATAAATGTAGTAAGTTCAGATATGATATCGTAGTCGTTGAATATTATCTTCTCATCTTCTATCAAAGTTTTTAAGTTAGAACATCCTACCTTCTTTACCGTTTTGGACATCTTCACACCAAGTTGAGTTTTCTTACCTGAGAATCCTTGACCTACAATCTGACCAGCACGACCTCTCATTGAACATAGTAAAAGATTATCATACTCTAAGTCATATTGAATGATACTTGCAACTTGATCTCCAATATCATTTACCTCACATAAAATAAAAGCATTGTTGTATGCCTTCGCAATATCCACTATGATACTGGGAAACAACATTGGTTTTATTTCATTATTTTTATACTTACCTATTACTTTATGCGGAAATGATGTGATGTCCGTGATTATGAATGCAGAGTAGTCAATGCCCACACCACGAGCCACGTCAACTGTAATCACATAATCATGATTCTTAATTGGTTCAAAATAGATATCTAATCCACGATGACTCTTAATCGGTTCATCATATACTAATGACTTTAACTTTGCAGAACTAATCAGAGTATCAACAGAACCTAGAAACTCGCACTCAAACTCAACACGAAACTGTTGTTCTGAAGTGTTTGCGATTGTTTGTTCCTTCCAATATTGATCTCTGCCTGGCACTTCAGACCAGTGAACCTCAGTTGGCACATATTCATTCTTATCTCTTTCAGCGTCATGCCACATTCGATAGAAGTGATTCATACCATGTGGTGTGGATACAACTATGACTTTTGTTCGTTGGCCAGAAGAGATAGTAGGATAAACAGATGCAAAGAATTGGTCAGCAATGTGATTCGGGATAAAAGCGAACTCGTCAAGAAAGATGACATTATAGGATCCACCACGGACAGCAGATGCAGATGTAGACGCAGCGAGAATCTTTGATCCATTTTCTAACTCCAGAGAACCTTTATTCCAAACAAGAACACCTTGTTGCATCCATTTAGGTAAGTTTTCATATGCTAGTTGTAATCTACCTAAGAGGTCACGAGCAGTTGATGCCTTGTTTGCAAGTATTGCTATATTTACATTATCATTAAATACAGCATAATGCAACAAGTAGGATACCACAGTCGTAGACTTACCAGTCTGTCGAGGCATCTTGCAGATATTAAATCTTTCGTGATGAAAATTATTGATTAACTTTTCTTGAAATGGATATAGATTAAAATTAACTAGACCCTCATCAAGAGAAACAATCTTGATATAATTTTTTGCAAAGTAAACAGGATTATCCTTACACTTGATGAACTCCTCAATATTCTCTTGAGTAAATTCAACTTTTACATTCGCTCTCTTTAGATTGGGATTACCAAGATATACAGTATCAGACATGATAAATTAAATGTTGGATTCACCTCTAACAATTTTTCTAGGTGGTTGGCCAGGTTCTTGTATATATGGTTTATCGCCAGGTTGACTCTTAATATCTTTTTTTATTTTTTTAAGAGTATCACCGATGTGTGTAAGACCATCTTGAAATTGTTTAAAACTTTTCATTAGCACTTCCACCTCCTTCGTGCTTGTCTCAACCGACTGTTTGGATCTTTTGCAGCCTTTGGAAACTTCTTCATTTGACCAGCACTTCTTGCACAGTAACTCTTTCTTCTCTTCGCATCCTTAGATCCTTTCTTTACTTTACCTGTGACAGCAGTTTTAAGTTTTGAGCCAGGATTACGACGACGATATGCAGCAACACCTTTCGCAGTCATACCAGCACCACTCTTTGTAGGTCTCTTGTGTCCAGACTTGACACTCATACCCTTCATATCATCTTCAGTTACATACTCTTCCTGTGAAAAAGATTGAGCAGAATCTGGACTTGCGCCTCTCATGACATTTCTTTTATTCTCTGGCTTTCTTGGTTCAGCTTTTTTAACCAATTTATCTGAAGCTCTATCTATACCAATCTCTCTGTTTATCATCTTGTTATGCTTGATATAATTAAGTGGAGCTCTTTCTCTTTCATATTTAAGTAAACTATCTTTTGCTTTTTTAACATAACTACCTAAAGTTGCTGGCGACAACTCAGAAATATACTCTTCACTTCTAGTAATCTTTTCATCCTTTTCATTCTTTGCAAGATTTTTTGCCTTCTGTTTTTTTGATATCTTAGGGCCACCAACTATGTCACCATACTCATCTCTTTTTTCTTCACCCATCATTACAGTGGGTTCGCCTGGTTCAAGATCTTTTGGTAAGAATGACATTACCCTTGCATCAGGATATAACTTTTGAATCTCTTTTTCTATCTCCACACGAGTTGGTTTAGATATTTTTGGAACAAACATCTGCACCATATATGTTTTACCTCTCCATGTCAATACAATTTTATATGTATGACCGTTTTTGTAAAGTAAAGTTTTTGCTTCATTAGTATCTTCTGGTTCTAAGAAATTGACCTTCTCTTGGTCTTTCTTAGCCATTTTTCTTTTTGCTAATTTACCAGCGTCTCTTTGAGTTAGATATTCTGAGCTAGATTTTTTTTTTTCCTTCTCTCTTTTTAAAAAAGCAACACCCTCATTAGTGTATTCAACTTCTTCTTTAGTTGCCTTCTTTTTCACACAGTTATTATACCTCTTACCAAACATCATCTTGGTTCCTTTCTTTTCATATCCCTTCCAACACTTCTGACCCTCTTTGATTTCAACCATACCAGCTGATTCAAGTGCTGCGACTTGCATTGGTGAGAATCCCTCGTTCTTTGATTTGTTACCCCAGTTTGCTGCACCAACCTTACGACACTTCACTAAAGCACCAGATGCATATGCACTTGGCCATACAGAGTATCTTGACTTAACCTTATGATAACAGGCATCTTTTGATCCGCTACCCTTGCCTTTCTTATCTTTGGCTTCGTTAACGAATGATTCTTTCGTATCTTTTTTCTTAGGTTTTCCAAAGTGTTTTGCAATCTTATCTTCTACCTTTTTCAAAGCTTCTGGATGTGACTTACTAAGATCAGCAGTTCCTTTGTATCCTTCGACTACTTTATCTCTATTAAAATAATTCTCTTTCATTTTTCTCTTTGGATCAGTAGAAACGTTTGTTGGTTTAGCTGCACCTGACTTCTGTGGTTGATTTGGATCAGCAGCTCTCTTTCTTCTTGCAGCACTATCTCTTTCACTCTTACTCATTGATCTTCTCTTGGAAGATGACACACACTTAGGAGTTGATTTCTGGCCAGGTTGTCTTGCACATGGTTTCCCATCATACTTACCACCAACTTGAACCCATCCT